TACATCCTTTTCATCCTTGTCATCACTCTCAACTGATTTAATTGTTAGTTGATTATCAGAATATTTGACCTCAATATCATCTTTGCTAAAACCTGCAAGTGCCATTTCAATTCTAAAGTTATATTCGTCTTCCTTCATAATATCATATGGAGGATATGTTTTAGTTACTCTTGAGCTATGCGCTAGCTGATCGAATAAACGATCAAAGCCCACAGCATAAGGTGTTAATGTATTAAAGTGATCAAATAAAGTTAATGTTTGATTCATAAGCTTTCTCCTTTGTAAGCAAGATTGTTAGTAACCCATTAGGCATTACTATTTATTAATTATTTTAAGCAACCATTCAATATACTTTTGAAGTAGTTCTTTATTCATTTTAATGTCTATGAAATGCGTAGACACGCTCATTTATTTGAGCACTAGTTCCGTGAGTAGTCTTTACATTATGTAATGTAATAGCCCCATGTGAACCAGTATGTTCAAGAGTTAAAAAATCTCTTTCTTTAATTGAGTGAGTAGTTTTATACGCCCCACCAATATGTAAATCTAAAGTAACCGGTGCATAACTTTCATTAACTATTGTAACACCCTTTTGACCAGAAGTAGTTGAATCATTAGTTCCTGTTTGTGTTGCGCCTGTTCCCGTTTCATTTATAACAACATATCCCATTAGTTATTCTCCCTTTAAGATTTGTTTGGCCATCATTATTATCTGAGCATAATTAGGATGCTCAGCTATTGGGGCGCCTTCCTTAGTTGCCTTAATAGTAAGGTCAGCCCACTCCTGATAATGTTTATCAATAGCTACTGCTAATTGTTTTGCATTATCGTCCTTAGTATTTTTAGTTTGAGCATTAGTAAAACTGACGTTAGCCTCTGCTAAAGCAGAATCAGCAGCAGCTTTATTCTTTTCAAGCTCTTTCATTTGTTCAGCATCTTGCGATTGCTTTTGAATTGTTTGAGCAGCCTTCTGCTTAAACTCATCAGTAGTATAGTCCTCTAAGAAATCATTACTATCTAAGTTCATTGCTTCAATTAACTTAGTAGCTAATATAGCAGGTGCTTCAGGTTTAATAACCATTCCTACACCCTGCTTATTTAATGTAGGTAATATCTCTCCACCTATCTTAGATAGCTTTTGAATTTGATTAGCATTAGAGTTTTCACCAATATCTAATAAAATTTCTACATCCATATTAGAAGGTAAGCTATCCATATTAACAGTACCGTATACACCTTCTAGGTTATACATCATTTTACCTTTTACATTCTTACGCATAGTTTCATATATACCAGCAACTAGCTTTTTAAATCCAGTCTCAGCAAACCTACGTGCAATATGTTGTATTCTTTTCTGCGCTGCAGACTGCACAGCAGCTAGTTTCTGCTCTGAGTTACCTGATATATACAAAGTATCATTAAGGCCTTGTGCGGCCTTTGACATGCCCGTTGCCTGCTCCTTTATTGTCTGCAAGTACTCTAATAATGGTACAGTACCTGTAGATATTGTTTCAGGTTGCATTTGTTGTACTGCATTTACCGGACTACCGTTAGTTGGTATAATCTGTTTAGGCTTCATATTCTGTAATGCACTAAAGTCAACTACGTTAGGATCTGCAAGTTTAGGTGAATAGTTAGTTAAATAAGTATTTTCTACAAATCCGCGCATTATAGCAGTAGATGCTAGTGTAGATGATCTAGTAAAGTCTGCCATTGACAAACCATAAAACTCAAATGGTATGTCTATAGGTGTAATAGACGCTAATGGTATGCTATCAATGTCTTCTTCATACATTATATAGTCGCCAACAGTTATTATATGCTTTAACTCTGCAATACCATCGCCATCTCTGTCCACATTTAGCCACGATTCTGTAACTGTTACCGGTTTATTAGCTTCTAATGGCGCATCATTCTCTACCATGCTGCCTGATATGTACTCTTGTCCTGTAATTTCTTTTCTTGCAGCAACTTCTTGCGAATATCTTAGACTACCTGCGTAAGCTGTGTCACCTAATTCGTCCCATTCTGTAATATTTGCAGTTTCTTCGGGATAATGCTTACGTAATTCTGATCTTGTCATCTCTGTTTGTATACCAACAAAAGATGATTCATCAATTGACGTAGCTTCACGTGATATTCTAAAATTTTCTGGTGGTACTAACTCTAATTTTACACGAGATCTGTCAATTGTTTTCTTTAATCGCACATTTATGTACATTAATTCTGCTTGTGGCTGCATACTTGTTAGTGGATCTGCAGGCGCAAAGTCATTTTCAAACTGTAATTCGCCAACAATTTCTGTATTTTCATCTGAAAGTAATTCATCTAGCTTAGCTTGTGAAATTCTTTCGTATTCTTCAAACTCATGTTTCTTATCTTCTATATATGTCCAACGACATACAGAATTTTTCCATAATAACGCAGCTTTAATCCACTGAGACATAAGCTCCCAGCCGTTATTCTTTTTAAACAAACAATAATTTACTATAGCTGAAGCGTCTTTGGCCGCAGCAAAGCTGCCGGGTGAGTCATCATAAGGCACAAAGCGTGCTAGTTTATTATTACTTAAAAATAAATCTGATATAATTGCAGTATATGCTTCAACAACTTCTGTTGTAGATGTATCAACAATGGTACTTACGCCCTGTGGTGTTAAATGACTTTCAGGTACACCAGCATATTCATATGTAGCTTTTAATCTTTCTCTTGATAGATCTGCTGAATCCAGCCAATCACCGCTAGAATTTATTATACCTCTATCAATAAGCTCAACTAATTCCTCATCAGTTACAGGTTCTTTATATCCATAAGGTTCGGTCATTTACTACCTCCCTGATGCATAAGCACTTTCTTTTTTAAGTCCTGTAAGTGTGATACAGCATATGAACCAGGTTTAGGAAGAGTTCTAGGTTCTTTCTTTTTCTTTTCCTTACGTGGTTGTTGTATATATCTTGACATATTCCGCTCCTGGGATTTACAATTTATTTAAAAATCTTGCTATATGATGTACAAATGGTAATAATGTAGCTGCCATAAATAGATTAACACCTGAATGCGCTACAGCTATTCGTAGTGTATCACCTTTCGGCATGCCATCTGAAACAAGTAATCCTGCTAACCATATAGTTCCGGTTGTTCCTATATTAGCACCTAAGACTGCAGCAACAGCAGATGGTAATGGTAAGAAACCACTTGCTACTAATCCTACGATTGCTGTTGTTGATAATGAACTTGACTGCCACATTAATGTACAAACAATTCCACCTAAGAACATTAAGTATGGATTAGCTATAAAAGGTTCAAGCTGTTCTACTCTACCAAGCGCTTTCATTCCGCCTGCAAACATTTTAAGTCCTACATAAAATACTATTAGTCCTACTATAATTTTAAAAACTGGTGTATGATGTATTGAAGCTATATTAGGTAAATCTGTCATGTTCTAGCCCTCGCATGTACATTCCTTTTTATTTGCTAGCTCTGCTAGTAATTCTTTATTTCTTTGCAACAATTTATAATGTGCTTTTTGTAATTCTTTTAAATCCATTTTAACTAACCACAAAGCTTGTCTTGCAGATAACATTTCTCTTCTTAATGTTTCTTCAAAACTTTCTTCATGGTTTTGCCATCCTTGTCCATTGATAACCATATCATCCTCTTTTACTCATCCATGCTGAAGTACCCATGTATGCACCTACTATACCAGCACCTGATATATAAAATAAGTTACTTACATCTGATAGAGCTTCAACTCTTTCTAATGGTACCCATGGTAAAAACATTGCTACTGTAAACACACCCATACCTATTAAAGTATATCTAGCCATTCTAAGTTGGCCCAACTGCTTACGCAGTGCAGCTTCTGTTTCTTTTATTTCTTTTAAATGCAATAGTTCTTCATCAGAAACTACGCCGTCACCATCCTCATCATACTCATTAAATCTTGAGTTTTTCTCTAAGTTTTTCTGTATTGCTTTCATTACCATTGTACTTTTCCGGGTTTGTAAATTGATCCGTACATTTTTGTTTAATAACTACAAATGGTAATTTATTATTTATTATATCAAATTTCATTTCTTCTATTCTTACTTCGCATTTTTCCATTTCTACGTATGGACCATTTAGATCTTTAAATGTACGGCAATCCATAAAATTATAAACTGAGCATACCATTATGAATGCTTCAAACATGTCCTCATCTCCTTATTATTTACATAGATCATCAAACTTTGTTGAATGTATTCTATGCCTGCTTTTATCAAGTAACTTATCTAATAATATTTTATTTCTGTTTCCTATTAACCATAGCATTTGTTGAAATAAAAATATCATCTGTGCCTCGCTACTTTCTTTGCAATTCGTTTTGGTTGTTTAGAGTGCTGCTTACCAGCTTTAGTATCTTTTCTTTTCTTTCTACTAGTTGCAGCATACTCAGCGGCAGTTAAAGATTTTATAGCTGACGATGGCATATATCTTTCACCTGTAGCTTTTGGACCTACAGTAGAATTCTTACCACTCTTAGTTCGCCACTTTTCTTTACCCCACTTCTTTAGACTTTTCTGGCCTTTACTTAAAGCCATTATCTATAGCCCCCACCTTTAGCTTTATATTGTTTAGCTAACATTTGAGCTTTACGTGCAGACCATTGTCCCGGTCTACCACCTTTACCACCTGCTTTTATTCTCTGAAAGAGTTGCTTGCGCATAGTTGGTTTAGTATAATTACCTGCTTTGTTTACTGTACTTTTAGCCATATTACCATTTAACCTTATGTGACCAGTATCTGGCGCTTAACTTGCTTGGGTTTGAATCTTGCGCATTATGTCTAGCATAATATGATTTCTTACGCGCTTTATCTTTTTTACTTGTAGGATTTTTACCAGCACCACGTACGCCTTGCTGTCCAAATCTAATTGTTTTAACTTTATCACCCTGCTTAGCTACCACTACATGTGATTTAGTAGGATGCCCTGGAGTTCTTTTAGGTTTATTAAAACCTGATACTCCAGCTCTTTTTAATCGCGGATCCCGTTCAGCCATTACTTTTCTCCCATAAAATCTATTATTTCAGCTGAATTATTATCTTCAACTACTTCCCATTCTATAACTTCTTTCATTGCGCCTATATATTCTGATAGCCCCATCTCAGATAATAACTGTAATGGTGCAGCTAGCGTATCACATTTAAATATTAATATCTTACATGACTTAGTTATTGTAAGTTTAATACCTAATGCTTCTGCTAGTGCAATCATAGCTATAGATTCTTCAGGTGATATTTCATCAGTTAAAGTTATGATCTTTGTGTTTACACACCTGGCTTTCATTGTATAAAGATATGATAAACTAACAAACCAATTATTAATAGTTTACCATAATCTAAATCCCAGGCTGTGCCTTCACCAAAGTTTTTACTAAAATTTTTTAATTTTTCTTTCATTTAATTCCTCCTAATTTCTTTATCTAAGAAATCTAAAAAGTCTGGATCTCTTACGTCTACTACTTCTTTACCTTTTAATTGTTTATATTTTTTTATTATAGGGGCTACATCTATTTCTGTATCATACATATCTATTTTAGGATATAAAGACTCTGATACTGGGCTACTTAAGTTTTCTCCAGCCATTGTTTGACTTGGATAAGTAGTATCTGTTTTAAATACATTTATATATTTTTTATCTGGACTTATAACTTTATACTTAGCAAGATTTTTAGCATGATCTATTCCTGTTACAAAAGCACTATCAAATGCTGGATTCAAATTACCTCTCTTTGCTAACTCTCTATATGCATCAGCAACCTGCATTTTTACTAAAGGATCATTAGGATTTATTGCTTTAAGATTATCTAAATACTCTAACATTTGGTATCTTTGAGTTGTTTCTTCTGGTAAAATATTTTTATGCATTGCTGGATCTAAGTACTGAGAAGTATTTCTATTTCCATAAATATAATTTCTTTTACTCATCATACCAGGATATTTAGAATAATGAACATAATAATTATAAGGCTTTGATAAAGGTGCTGCACCTGCAGCTTTATAAGGCATTGAAGTAGGATTACCTAGTATATCACCTAAGCTTCTATAATCAGAATCTACTGCTGCATTATAAACACGCTTAGTTAAAGGACCTACAAGTTTACCAATTGGTAATACTTCAGCTCCTAACAATGCTGCATTTAATGCTGCTTTTTTATAATCACCTTCTCTTAACGCACTACCCGTATTTATAGCTGCACCTACAGGCGAAGCATCTCTAGCAAAATCAATTATATTATAATCATAATTAATTGGAGATGCACCTATCATAGCGCGCATAGCATTTTGTTTTGCAGCATTTTCTTCTGAACTTCTTTTAGCAGCTTGCATAAAAGCTTTCCAGTAATCTGATGCAGCCATATTAATCTCCATTAGGTGGCGGATTTATCCCCTGCTTCCGCCGGAGCAGCGAGGACAATGGGAACTCTTAAAGCCACTGTGTATCATCATCAAACAAAAAATTATCTGCTTTCTGCGACCAGGGTACTTTATTCATAGTTAACTTGTCGTA